TCAGGTGTCGAGTGGGTAAGAGAGAACGTCAAGCGTGGTGCTAAACGTATCGCTGCTGTCGCTTCTACTAACTCTGACATCGAACGAGTTATGGTTAAGGGTGAGAGTGGTTTCCTGTCAGTCTGCTGGAAGGGTGATAAGACCTACGCTGGCAAGAAGATGGGTTTCCCTGAATGGTCTCCTACTAAGCGGACACTCACATGGGAGAATGGTGCGCAAGTACAGTTCTTCTCTGCTGAGGAACCTGAGCGTCTTCGTGGACCCCAGTTCGAGTTAGCTTGGTGTGATGAGACTGCTGCTTGGAATAAGGACATGGATACTTGGCAGATGCTACAGTTTTGTATGCGTCTCGGTAAACATCCCCGTATTATGGTCACTACGACCCCCAAGCCTACTAAACTAATCAGACAGATACTTAAAGACCCTAAGACTGTCGTTACGACAGGTTCTACCTTTGATAACTCTGCTAACCTAGCTGGAACTTACCTGACTGCTGTTAAGGAACAGTATGAGGGAACTAGACTGGGTAGGCAAGAGCTTTATGCTGAAGTCCTAGAGGAAGCCCAAGGCGCTCTGTGGACCACAGCCATGCTGGACGATGCCTCAGTTAAGCTAGAGGATGTCCCTGACCTCACCCGTATTGTCGTTGCACTTGACCCCGCTGTTACCTCTAATGCTGAGAGTGACATGACGGGTATTGTTGTTGCAGGTATTGATGTGAATGGTGTCGCTTATGTCCTTGGTGACTATACCGACAGGCTTTCACCACAGGGTTGGGCTATGAAGGCCATTGAGCTTTACCATCAGTTCCAAGCTGACCGTATCGTGGCTGAGGTCAACCAAGGTGGTGACATGGTCAGAACCACTATTCATGGTGAAGATGAGACCGTCCCCTACAAAGCTGTTAGAGCCTCTCGTGGTAAGTATGCCCGTGCTGAACCTATCTCAGCTCTCTATGAGCGTGGTCTTGTCAAGCATGTCGCTAACCCTGTCAACGGGGCTAACCTGAACGAGCTTGAGACGCAGATGAGAACATGGGAGCCTCTGGGTTCTATTGGCTCTCCTGACCGTCTTGACGCTCTTGTGTGGGCAATCACTGACCTTTCCTTGAACGGTTACACAAAACCTAAATTATCTCTTGTGTATAGCAGCAACAAGGGCTTGTCCAGATAAACATGAAAGAAATGCGTAGTCATGGTAAACAAACTCTCTGAAGCTGCTGCCAAGTCTACCCTTGGTGTTGCTGGCGATAACACTTACAATGGTCAAATCCGTGCTGACGAGTTCCTCCCTGAACTTCGTGGTAAGAAGGCTATCCGTAAGTATCGTGAGATGCGTGATAATGATTCTACGGTGGGTGCAGTTATGTACGCCGTTGAGCAAATCCTTCGTGATGTTGACCTTCACGTTAAAGCTGCTAACGACACACCTGCTGCCCAAGTCGAGAAAGAGTTCGTCGAGAGTGTCCTGCATGACATGGACCACACACTTGATGACCACATCGCTGAGGCACTAGGTTTTCTGTCGTATGGGTTCGGTTGGTTCGAGGTCGTCTACAAGCGTAGAGTTGGCCCCACTAGCCGTAGCGACAAGAAGCGTTCTAAGTTCACTGATGGTCGTATCGGTGTTCGTAAGATTGCCTCTCGTGCGCCTTGGACTATCAGCAAGTTTGATGTGGACACGAAGACTGGTGATGTGCTGGGTGTCCAACAAGACGTAGGCTTTATGAATGGCCGCAACTACATCCCCACTAACAAGTCCCTGTACTACCGCACTACCAGCTTGAATGGTGACCCCTCTGGTCGTTCCATCCTGCGTAATGCTTATACGTCCTACGAGTACCTGAACAACCTACAGGCCATTGAGGCTATCGCTGTTGAGCGTGAACTTGCTGGTATCCCAGTTGCCCGTATTCCCTCGGAGTATCTGTCAGGTGACGCTTCCGCTGCACAAGCTGGTTTCGTTAGTAACCTACAGCAAATCCTGCGTGATGTAAAGTTCAACGAACAGGGCTACATCATCCTCCCAAGTGACGCATACCCTGATAAGGATGGTGCGCCTAGTAACGTCCGCTTGGTAGACATCGAACTCATGTCGTCTAACGGGAGCCGGAACATTGACATTAATCCCATCATTAATCGTTATCAGCATGACATCGCTCGTTCTATGCTGTCTGAGTTTCTTCTTCTTGGCACATCAGGTGGTTCTTACGCCTTGTCCAAGTCGAAGACAGACCTGTTCCTCCGTGCGCTTGAGAGCTACATCCAAGCAATCGTAGATGTTCTCAACAAGCAGTTGGTAGAGCGTCTGTGGGAGTTGAACGGTCTGAACTATGATCTGATGCCTACCATTGTCGCTGGTGATGTTGCACCACACGATCTTCGTGAGATTGCCTCGTTCCTTCGTAACCTTAACGGCGCAGGTATTAACGTCAGCACACACCCTGAGGTCATTCAAGACCTTATGGACATTGCTGAGTTGGACTATGATCCTGAAGTGGGTGTTCAATCAAACTCACCACCTGAAGAAGCAGAGTAAGGAGTCGGGGGTATGCCAACTTGGGATAGACGTAACTATGAAGTCCCTGACGCTAGGTTGGTTCAGGCTGAACGAGAGATTTACCAGCAGTTTGGCGAAGAAGTCTCTATCAACCTTAAAGCCAAGTCTCTTGTCAAGTTTGGTAAGTCTGCTACGCTAACTACAGGTTCTCTGCAAACTGTTTGGACTGTCGGTGGTAACGAGACTTATATTTCCACTAACGCCATCGACAGTATCTCCTCAAGTTCTGTTATTGACCTAGAGGAAATCTACATTGAAGGTCACACAGTCACTGGCACAGGCCAAGACCAGAAGTTTACCTTCGTCTCCTTCACCGTAAACCTCAATGGTCAGACTAGGGTGGCACTGCCAATCCCACTGGCTAGAGTGTCCATGGCCTACAACAACAGTGGCACACTTCTTCTTGGTCGTGTAGTTGTTTATGAGAATACAGCCCTTTCGCTAGGCGTACCTGTAGACACTAGTAAGATACACATCGACATTCCCTTGGGCCTACAAGAGTCCTCCAAGGCTGCGACAACCTTCAGCGACACAGATTACTATATTCTCACTGGGGGGTTCGGGTCTGTAAGTCTTAAGCAAGGCGGTGCTGCCGACTTCTACCTTGAAATCAGGGAAGCTGGCAAGGTCTTTAGGCAAGTCGCAAGTATCTCAGCTACTAATGCTGGACCTTGGACCATTAACCTAGACCCCGCTGTTATTATCCCCAAGAACGCTGACCTTAGAGTTAGGGTTGAGACTTCAGATAACAATCTTGTCGTGTTCACCAGCTTCCAAGGCTACTTGGCTAAAGTAATTTAAGATAGGATCAACCATGAAAGTTGGAACCCGCGTCTCTTGGAACTCATCTGGTGGAACCGCTAGGGGTATCGTTCGTGAGATTATCCGTGAAGGTAATGTCCCTAACATCCCCGTAAAGATCACTGGGTCCAAGGAAGAACCTGCTGCCCGTATTGAGATCGTAGACGACAAGGGTAAGCCCACAGGTCAGATGGTAGGCCACAAGGTCTCTACACTCCGTAAGTCTGTCGTCAGCAAGGCACAATATGCCAATGACATCTTTACGACAGAGGGTGAGGCCCGCGCTCGTAGCATGGACATGGGTTTCGGTGGTGCTACTCACGTCTCTACATACGATGGACAAGCCGTTTATATGCCCGCTGAGAGCCATGAAGACTACTTAGGCTACTACGGTGAGGAAGACGAAGAAGAAGGCCCCTCAGAAGGCGGTTCTCAGCCTGACGGCTTGCGAGTGGACCGTATAGAGGCTCTCAGGGCTATCGTAGCTGAGATACTCAAAGTAGACTTCGCTAAGGCTGACTATCAGGGTGAAAAGGTTACTCTGAACAAGCCTCGTCGTATCCAAGGTGGTAACAAGAAGTTTGAAGTCTTCGTTCAGGATGGCGACAGAGTTAAGCGGGTAACTTTCGGTGACCCTAACATGGAAATCCGTAGGGATGACCCCAAAGCTAGGGCTAATTTCCGCTCCCGCCACTCCTGCGACACCAAGAAGGACAAGACAACGGCTGGTTATTGGTCCTGTCGCATGTGGGAAGCAGATACATCGGTGGGTGATATGACTAAATTCGAAACAAGTGGTAAGATTACCAAGGTTGATGATGAGCAACGCATGATTTACGGTTATGCTTCTGTCGTCACCAAGGGTGGAAAACCTGTAGTTGACCGTCAGGGCGACATTATTTCCCCCGCCACTATGGAGAAAGCAGCGACAGAGTTTATGCTTGGCGCTCGTAACGGCCTCACTATGCACAAAGGTGAGCCTACGACAACTATTGTTCACTCTATGCCTTTCACAAAAGAAATTCAATCTGCCTTTGGTATTGAGTCTGACCTTGAGGGTTGGCTAATCGCAGTTAAGGTCCACGACGATGAAACTTGGGACCGTATGAAAAAGGGTGAGTTCACAGGCTTTTCTATCGGGGGTCGCGCCACAAAGGTTGAAGTTGCAGATGACTAAGGTTTGCACTGGTGCCTGTGGAAAAGAGTTACCACTCCCCCTCTTCGGTAAAAAGGGACAACGGTTACAATCCATGTGCAAAACTTGTCATACCGCTCGTAATCTAGAGAGTAGAAGTCGGGTGGGGAGAAAGACAAGTGAGAAGACTGCGCAAAAGGCTCGTGAAAGAGCATCTGAATACTACTATGACAATAAACACACTCCAAGTTTTAAGTCAATTAGGTGTGAGGCTCAAGCTAGGCGTAGGGAAAGATACCTACCCCTATCAGATAAACACAAGTCTGAGATAAGAGATTTCTACTGGTTAGCTCGTGACCTTAGGTCGGTAACTGGTGAAGAATACCATGTGGACCACATTGTTCCGCTGAATGGTAAAACCATCTGTGGCCTCCATGTGCCTTGGAACCTCCAAGTGTTACCCGCAGATATAAACTTAAGCAAAGGAAATAGGTATGACAACCTTGCTTGAAAACTTACAGCTTGAGGAAGTGTCACTGGTTGACCGACCTGCTAATCAAGAGGCCACTATCGCACTCTTCAAGCGTGACACTTCCGGAGAGGAAATTACTAAGATGACTGATGATATGAAGGCTAAACTTAAGCCTTACATGGACAAGGGTATGTCGGAAGAAGAGGCCATGAAGGCTTATGACACCGATATGACCATGAAATCTGACGATGCTGATGAAACTTTCGGTGAAGCTGTAGATGTTGATGCCCTTAAGGCTGATATTGAAACACTCAAGGCCGAAAACGAGCGTCTTCGTAAGGGTTTGATTGAAGAAGGTTACGTTATCGAAGCTGATGCTATCCAAAAGAAAGCTGAAGTTGAGATGATTGAAGTTTCTGGTGAGATGATCGTTAAGTCGGACATCCCTGCCCCCGTATTGAAGGCCCTCGAAGCTGCTGCTATCGAAAAGGCTGACATTGAGCTGACTAAGAGTGCTGGTGAGGCTCTGCCACACTTTGATATTACAGTCGCTAAGGCTCTCGTAGCTAAGTTCTCTGAGGACGAAGCAATTATGGTCGCACTGAAGGCTGCTGATGCTGCTTTTAACGCTGCCATGCAAGAGTTCGGTAAGTCCGATGTAGATGGCGAGTTCGCTACCTCTGCTGACAAGCTCGACGCTCTCGTAAAGTCCTACATGGACGAAAACCAACTCAAAAAGAGTGATTATGCCAAGGCTTACGCTGCTGTAGCTAAGACCGATACAGGCAAAACTCTTATTAACAAATCCTACAAAGGGGAATAATCATGGCCGTTATGCAGTCCCGCGATAACCGCACTTTCATTGCTGGGGAAGACCTTACCGCAGCTCAATTCAAGTTTGTAACTCTGGAATCCGATGGTCAGGTTGACCTTGCTGATGCCGCTGGTGAGAACGCTATCGGTGTTTGCCTTGTTGGCGGTGCTGCTGGTGCTGCTGTCACTGTCTGCGTGTCTGGTTCTGTCCTGATTACCGCTGGTGGCACTATTGCTGCTGGTGCTTCTGTGCAGACAGACGCTGCTGGTGATGCGATCACTGCTGCTGCTGGTGATGTCGTACTGGGCTATGCCCGTGAAGCTGCTGTGGACGGCCAGATCATTGAGATCGAACTGATCCAAGGCGGCAACGTTGTCCCTGCCTAATCCAAGCATTTAAGGAATAATAGAAATGCCTCTTTTGACCCCATCCGCCGTACATATTGACCAGCCCCTCAGCAACCTGACGCTGGCATATGTGCAAGAGCAAACCAACTTCATCGCTGACAAAGTGTTCCCAACTGTGGGTGTTCAGCGTCAGTCGGACAAGTACTACATCTACGACCGTGCGAACATGAACCGCACTGGTGACGTGAAGAAACTTGCCCCTCGCACAGAAGTCAACCGTATTGGTATGGCTATCTCGAACGACAGCTACTTTGCTGACGTCTACGGTCTGGGCATGGACTTCGATGAGCAGACACTTGCTAACGAAGATGCCATGTTGGACATTCGTTCCGCTGGCGCACAGACCATTGTCAACCGTCTGCTGATCCATCGTGAAGAGCAGTTTGCCTCGTCCTTCTTCGCCGCTGGTATCTGGGGTACAGACGTAACTCCATCGAACCTGTGGTCGGACTACACCAACTCGACCCCAATCAGAGATGTGACCACTGGTCGTCGTACCATGCAACTGAAGTCGGGCGGCTTTAAGCCAAACACTATGGTTGTCGGTAAGGAAGTCCGTGACATCCTGATTAACCACCCTGACATTCTGGGCCGCCTGAACGGTGGTGCTACTGTCACCAACACTGCACTCATCACCAATGCCAAGCTGGCTGAAATCTTTGAGGTAGAGAACTTCTACGTCATGGAAGCTGTGAAGAACGATGCTGTCGAAGGTCTGGCAGAAAGCAACTCCTTCATCGGTGGTAAGAACGCTCTGCTGGTTCACGCACCTCGTAACGCTGGTCTGATGACCCCAGCTTCGGGTCTGACCTTCGCATGGAACAACATTCCCGGCGCAAACAACCTCGGCATCACTGTTGAGTCCTTCTCGGACGATGCGCTGAAGCGTCAGCAGGTTGCAGAACACATCCAAGTTAAGATGGCATACGACATGAAAGTTGTTGGCGCTGACTTGGGTTACTTCTTCTCTGCCGTTATCGCTTAATTAGCGTTACTAAACTAATGGAGTGTCCTCAGTCTTCTGGGCTGGGGTCACTACCCACCAATAAAAGAACATAACAGTATCCAAACACAATGGAGTAGTCCTATGCACCCATCATATCTAGGCTTCCAAGTAGACTGGCCCGTCTTCGTAAAGCAGCCACTATCTGCCGACAATAAGAATTGGAAACGTGGAGAACATTTTAACTGGTTAGAGCGAGGGTTGAGTGAACAAACTGTGTCGCTCCTCTATGCCACTGGTTTTATCTACCACAACACAGAGTTTGAAGTCCAAGCCAAAGTAGGTGATCGCCTGTCAGAACTATCTGGTGCGCAACTGAATACCCTAGTTGGCTTGATTAACGCTGAGGTCAAGAGCAGAACCTCTAGCCTAGACGAATACAAGAGGAAGAAGTGTCCTCAGTCCAAGATTGATACAAAGCAACGTGGTATTATTCGTCGCTTCCTGAACAACAATGCTTGGATCACAGAAGATTTTTACCGTATTCGTGACGGTATTTTAGGCGATTGATAATCGAAGGGATGCCCAAATGAGTTGGAGTTATGATTCTACTGACCTAGACACTACAACAGCCTCTGGGCGTCTCAACTCTGTCCGTCTTCTTGTAGGAGACACTGACACAATAGACCAGCAGGTGCAGAACGAAGAGATTGTCTTTGCTCTTTCAGAGAGTGGCGATAACATCTACTATGCTGCTGCTTGGGCTGCTAGGGCTATCTCCTCTAAGTTCTCTCGGAGGGTCACGACAAGTCTAGGTGGCGCTCTTAGTGCTAACTATAGTGATCTTGCCAAGCAGTATAAAATCCTTGCTGATGACCTTGAGTATCAGGGCAAGACTTCTGGTGCTGTCATTGGTGTACTAGCTGGTGGTATCACCAAGTCTGGTATTCAGGCTGTTCGTTCTAACACTAATCGTATCGAAGGTTCCTTCCGTAGAGATCGCTTCAAGAACCCTCCAAGTTACGACACACCAGAGTATGAATGAGGAGCTAGAGTATGACCTTCCGCTCCTATGACCTACTCAAGTTGGTTCAGGACCACGGTGAAGAGTTGACACTTCGTAAGAAGACTACTGCTGGTACATACGATCCAGCTACAGGCTCTGTCACAGGTTCTGGTACTACCGACTACACAGTAGATGGTTACTTCTTTAATTTCTCTGTGGGGCTTCCTTCAGGTGATGAAATTAGGCGTGGGTCAAGGCGTTGTGTCATACCTGCCCTTGGGCTTGCAGTAGAGCCAGACGACGAAGACCTTATCATCGGCCAAGGTGATGCTGTTGCTGTCGTTAGCGTAAGCACAATCTTCTCTGCTGGTGCTGCTGTCTGCTACATCTGTGAGGTGCGTGAGTAATGGCCTATGGTAGAAGCATACAAGCGACAATGGACTCTGTTAAGAACAAGATCAATGTTGCATCAGCAGAAGCCCTAGAGCAAAAGTTCGATGAGATAGCTGCTTACACCATTTATGTCGCTGTTCCTGATGAGTCTATCGACACAGGTGCTTATGTCACCTCATTTTCCATTGGACCTGCTGGTTTTGGTGGTGGTCGTTCAAGATCGTCAGATAATAAGCCTCGTAATCAGAACCCTCAAGCCAAGAAGGACGAAGGTTACACTCAACTGTCCAGTGACATCGAAGGTATTGATTTCAAGTCCATGCTAGAGTCTGGAAACATGAGGTTCACCCTTCGTAACCGTGCGCCACACTCACAAGACGTTGAGAATGGTGAGAACTGGCAGAGAGAGGGATACCATGTGTTCCAGAAGATCAGGAGGAAGTTCGGATGAGCATCTACAATGATATTCGTGCTGCCCTTGAGAGCCGACTTGCTAGCACCTCTGGCCTACCCTCTGGCATAGCCTATGAGAACGTCTCCTTTGAGCCACAGACAGGCACTAGCTTCCTTAAGGTGTCCTACGTCCCCGTCTCTCGTAGGCCCGCTGTACGGGGCTTAAATCCACAACAACGGTATGAAGGTGTCTTCCGTGTGTTCTGCTACACACCTGAGGGAAGCGGACCTGCTGTTGCTGATGACATAGCTAACAAGGTTATGACAGCCTTTGAGGCTACAACTGACATTTCTTTCACGAATAGTGATGCTGAGACCATAATCGTCTCCATTGATTACGCTGAGAGAGACAACGGCTTTGTAGATAGCCCTTGGTATTACACGGTAGTGAATATCGGCTGGTACATCTATAACGCTTAAAGGAGTACATGATGTACAAAGCAACCAAGAATTTTGCCTACACTGGCAAAACATACTTCGTAGGTGACGAAGTTCCCTCGCAAGTAGCTGTGGCCCTTGACTCTTCCTACACAGAGAAGCCCAAAGCTAGTAAACCCACTTACACTAAAGAAATCTCTGAAGGAGAATAACTATGGCTTTTTCCCAAGGTAGCCGCTCCAGCCTCGCATACATTGCAGAGGCTACGTTTGGCACCACTCCCTCCACACCAACTTTCGCTACCCTGCCTTTCAACACCCACTCGCTGGATGTGACCAAGGACCGTGTTGAAGGTAATGAAATCCAAGCTGACCGTATGCCTCGCGTTGATCGCCACGGTAACAAGCAAGCTGGTGGTTCGATTGAAGTTGACCTTCGTAAAGGCGACTATGATGCCTTCCTTGAGAGTGCTTTCCTGAACTCGTTCTCGACTAACACACTGAAGATTGGTACGGCACCAAAGTACTTCAGCATCGAAGACGCAGCTAACGACATCTCTCAGTTCCGTCTGTTCACTGGTATGTCGGTGTCTACGCTGAACGTGTCGATTGCCCCTAACCAGATGGTCACTGCTACCTTCGACATGGTTGGTAAGACTGGTACTCAAGCCGCTACTACAGGCTCTACTGGTGGTGCGCCAACTGCTTCTAGCGCCAATGCTCCTTTCGACAGCTACAGCGGTACGATTGAAGATGGGGGTTCGGCTATTTCCATCGTGACCTCCATTGACTTCTCGGTGACTAACTCTCTGGCCCCAACTTTCGTTGTTGGCTCTGATAGCGCTCAGCAGCTTGAATTTGGTCGTGCTGTTATCGAAGGCACCATGACTGTCTATTACGAAGACGCTGCCCTCATCAACAAGTTCTTGAATGAGACAGAGAGTTCCATCGAAGTATCGGTGAATGACCCCTCTGGTGCAAGCGCATACACATTCCTGTTCCCCCGTGTCAAGTACAATGGCGCATCTGTTCCGGTCCAGAACCCACAGAGCCGCCTGATTACGCTTCCTTTTGTGTCGCTCTACGATACAACTGAGAACTCGAACCTCGTCCTTACACGGACAACCTAATCCCTAGCTAGGGAAAGGGCCGGAGTTTTATGTCGGGTGAGGCTCCGGCCCGCCTTATAATGTAAGGTAAGTTGCCTACCCGACTTTTAATCAACCCGATAAAATCTTAAAGGATACCCGACAATGGCCGATCTTCTGAACATTGGTAAGACTAAAGAGACTACAGATGTGGTCCTGTATAACCCCGTCAACTCTGAAATCCTCACGAACGAGGATGGTAGTGAAATGACGATCACTATTCATGGACCCTACTCAAAGAGATACAAGTCCATCTCTCACGCACAACAGAACCGCCGCTTGCAGAAAGCACAACGGACAGGTGGTAAACTCAACTTGTCTGCTGAAGAGATTGAATCCTCGGCTCTGGACCTGTTGGTGAAGTGCGTTGACGCATGGACAATTACCCTTGGTGGTGAACAACCAACTTGCACAGAGACTAAGGTCCGTGAGGTCTTTACTGATCTCCCTTGGGTCCGTGAACAGGTTGATGCTGCACTGGGTGATGCTCAGGCTTTTTTGGGCAAGTAAAGGCTGAACTACTGGAGTACGCTGAGTATTCCTTTAGGATGGGCCGTAAGGTTAGCAGTGGTAAAGGCAAAGCCACTGAGTCTGACCACCTTGCACAAGTAGCAAAGCAGTTAGGGAAAGATTTGGGGGATGTTGAGGACTTCAATGCCTCTGCTCTTTTCCCTGATGTCGC